TGCGATCAAGAAACGGCCCGAAACGGCCCAAACCGCCGCCGTAACCGTTCGCAATAAGAGCGCTCCTATTGAAAAAGCCAATATTCATGCGTGTTCTGGGCAACCCCGTTGGCGGCCTGGAGCTAGTGAAAAACGGCGAGCGAGGCGCCCGCAGTCTTTTTTCCCAGGTAGGACCCAGGGGGTGGGGGGGACCAGGGGGGGGATCAGGTGGCCGGCTCGCAGCTGATCTCCACACCGTTGTCCTGCGTGGGCTTAAGGCGCAGCCACAGGCCGCCAAGACTCTTGGGCATGACGATGCGCTCGACAGCCCATCCGCCACCATTTGCAAATTCTTCTTTGTAGGTGCCTGTCTGCAGATGCCAGCGCTGCACGATGCGCTGCTTGCCATTGGCGCCGACACGGTAACAGGGATGAGAAACGATCGAGCGCTCGTGGTTGTGGCCGTTGACGATCAGGTCGGCATCAGGAGCGATTGAGGCATATCGACCACCAGCCATGGTGCCTTTGGTAATGATCCCGCCCCATACGCCGTGATGGAAAAACAGAGTGGTGCGTCTGCTTTTGTGTATTCGTTGATTGTTGCCGGTGCGGTAAAAAGTGAACCAAATGAAGCCCTGGTAGCGCATGTGCTCAGTCGGCGCTTTGTGCCGATCACGCATCAACCGCACTACGTTGCCGAGCGGGTCGACTTCGTTGTTGTTGAGAACAGCGGTTTCGTGGTTGCCGTCGCTCATCATCAAGATGGTTGAGGCGAATGGCGCCAGAAAGTCGGCCGCCTCGCGAAAGACCAGGTCAAAGTAATTGGAGCCGAGGTGCTCAGGGCGGATGCTGCCTTTGCTGGCGCGCCGATCGCGCTTGCCTTGCATCAGGCAAAGCACGTCGCCAAAGAACAAAGCGTGACCGCCGCGGCCTTGGGCTTGCTTTAGGTGCTTGCGTAGCAGCTCACGTTCACACTTAGGGTTGTCGAGGTGGATGTCTGAACAAAGCAAAAACTCGTGCTGGTCAGCTCGTTTATAAGGGATGCGAATTTCAAGAAGTTCAGGGCTGTGACGCAAGAGTTTGATTTGCGGTTGCGCCATCAGCGATTCGGCAGCCGTACTAAGCTAGCCAAAACCGCGGCCCATGCCTTGCAGGCTGCGGATGACGCCTGATTGGAGGGCTTCCTCAATGCGCACCTCAGTGCGTGCCTGGAGGGCTGGGGCCCACTTGCCGCCCGTGTAGATGGCGTGGATGGAGGGGCCGTGGATGACGTCAAGGGGCATGCGCTCTTTGCCGCGGCGCTTGAAGGGCAGGCCTTTGGCGATGAAGCCCGACTTCACCACGGTCCTTTCCCCCCGGTAGATGCTCATGGCCAGGCCTGCCCGTGTTTCCCTGGGCTTGAACTGCATGGCGGTGATGGGCTTGCGGCTGGTGGTGATGATCGCGGTCTGCCCCCCTGCCATGAAGCGTGCGTTGGGGACGTCTTGCTTAATGCGGCCAGCGCTGAGCGAGTAGCGCTGACCGATCGACTTAGCCATGGTGGTGCGCCCTGCTCGTGCAGCGTCGCGGACGCCAGCGCGGATGGCCTTGGGGATGTCGTGGGCGGATAGGCGCGAGAGGGTTTGAGCCAGCTCGGTGTCGCCGATGACGCGGGCGCTGATGTCGATGACGGCCATGGGTGAGCCTCCTAGGGCCAGGGTAGTCGTGATGAGGGTGGCCCAACCTTGTCCCAACCTTGTCCCAACCTTAGCGGGGAGGTTGGGACGCTTAAACCCCAGTCGTGGCCTGAGTTGTCCCTTACTGTCCCAACCTACCCAACCTAAAAGGAATAAATAGTAGAAAGAAGGGGGGGATAGGGATTTGGAAGTCTTGGGAATAGGTTGGGTCACGGGCCGGTTGGGACACGCAGCGCAAAACGCAGTGGCTGCAAGGTTTTTGCGCAAAAAAAGAGGTTGGGACATGTCCCAACCTTAAAAGGCGTCAGGTTGGGACACGCTTCAGGGCTTGACCCAGACGCGCGCGCGGACGCCCTCCTGTCTGATGCGCTTCTGGGCGTAGCCGAGGGTGCTGAGCAGATCTGCGACGGCCATTTGATCGGCGCGGGTCTGCCGCTCGATGGGCTTTTGGATGGCCTCAATGAGGATGCGCTCGGTGGTGACTTGCTCGCCAAAGACGCGCTGGTCGAGCCACTGCTGCACAGCCGGCAGCCAGGGGTTGTCGACGCGGTAGCCCTCGTTCTCCTGGTTGACCTGGTCGGCCAGGTGCGCGGGGAGGTAATTGGCCTCGCCAGCGCGGTAGGCGTAAACGGCTGCGGACCAAATGGCGTCGCGTTCGGCCATGAGGGTGCCGGTGTCGATCGGGTCGGCTTCGGTGAGGGTGGTAGGGATGACCCAGAAGCGGCGGTTGCCGGTGTCGTCCACCAGGAAGCCGGTGGAGCGGTTGGTCGAGCCGACGATGATGCCGCGGCGGGGAAAGGCCTCGGTGGCCTTACCGTAGGGGACGCGGAACAGGTCGGTCGACTGGCTAAGGAAGGCTTTCACGTGGCCAGCGTGCTTGCGGCCGGTGATGTGATCGAGCTCAGCCCATTCCATGATCCAAGAGCGGTGGAGCACCATCAGGTCGTCCTTTGAGCTGATATCGCCCAGGGCGTCGGAGAAGAAGGGGCCGCCGAGGGCCGACCAGAACGAGGACTTGCGGGCGCCCTGGTCACCCATGAGCACGCAGGCGGTGTCGTGCTTGCAGCCGGGCTCGAAGATGCGCCGGACGGCGCCGATCAGCGTGCAGCGAAGCATTTGGTCGTAGAGCGTGGGCTCGCTGGCTGCGGCGTCTTCGGGGCGGAGGTAAGCGGTTGCGAGGCCGCCGATGTAGGTGGGGCTGACGGTGGCTGCGACGTGTTCAAGGTACAGGCGGACGGGGTCGTAGGGGTTCTCGTGGGCGACCTGAATAAGGCAATCGAGGGCGAGATCCTTCGAAACCTTGAAGCCCTGCTCGGCGAGGGTGAGGTAAAAGCGCTCAGCGCCTTCGAGAACGCTGCCGTCGAGCTCGACCTGCTGAGAGTAGCGGTTGAAGCGTATGCGGCCGCCGGCGGCTTGATTGCGGAGCATGGCGAGCAGCTCACCGGCTTCAAGCTTGTTGGGCTTGGAGAAGGAGGGTGCGTAGGGCTGCTCCGACGCTGGCGCTGCAGGGGCGACGGGCTCGGGCTGCTCCGGCTGCTGGCGGTGCGGCGCCGGTGATGGCAGGAGCGGCCTGGTGGTGCGGGTGTGGAAAGCGAGGCGCTGCAGGAGCTTCTCGATCGGCGTGGCCGGGTGCGGGCTGTGCTTGTCGGCGCCGTTAAAGCGATGCCAGGCCTTCTTCTCGTCAAAGTCGCGGGCCTTGTTGCGTGCTGCTGCGACGTGCAGGGCGAAGGCGCCGGAGGCGCTGAGGTTGGGCCTGACGCCTTGAGCTAGCAACCAGGTCTCGGTGCCCTTGAGGTCAAGCGCAAGGCGGAGCTGATCGTCGTTCCACTGGCCGGGTGCGCCGCCGGATTCGATCAGCTGGCGGCTGTCGCGTGTGATGAAGTCGAGGAAGGGCACCTCGCCGGCGATCGCGGGTGCAGCAGGCGGCCCCGCCGCCTGCTGGGACAGAAGCGGTGCAAACTTGGGGTCGGGGGTGTCGAGCATTTGCTCGATGAGCACCAGGGGCGCGTCGGCCAAGGCCTGCTCATAAGGCGCGCGGCTTTTGAGCCAGCGGTAACCGGAAGTGGTGGGGTGCGCGCCAATGACCACGGACTGGCAGCCAACCCAGCGAAGCTCCAACTGCTCTGCCTTGCCTTCGGCGTCCTCTTTGCCGGACTTAATGACGCGTCGGCCGACCATTGCCTGCCAAAACTGGACTGGAACGCGGTAGGCAATCTGAAAGCGGCCGTCACGGCCTGATGTGACTGCGATGGATTTAGGAAGCTCGCGCAAAGGCGCGCCGATGCGCTCTAGGACCTCGGTGGCGCTGATGCCGTCGTGATCGACGAACAGCAGGCCCCCGGATGCAGGGCCAGCGAGAACACCAATGCCCTTGGCTCGACCTGATCGGATCTCGGCCGCGGCTTGATCTTTGGTGAGTGGGCTGTTTTGCCAGTTGAGTTGGTAGGGGCGCTTGTTGTTGCCCACTGCGACTAGTGCCCAGTCATCAGGCAAGGCCTGGAGTTGATCGAGCAGCGTCATGCGTCAAGTCGGTTCCCGGTCGATGTCATCCGCCAAGCGGCGGAGCTCTTTAACGACCACACGCGGTGTGGAACCCGGCATGTGTTCTAAAAGCAATGCACGCTGCCTAAGCACCTCGCCAATGCGGCGGCGTTCGTAGCCGACGCCAGCAGCCCAAGCCACGGAGTCCCGCAGCTCAAGGACGCGCAGTTCAGTGTCGGTGGTCATGCTGGGTCGTCCTGCCATTTAGGCTCAATGGATGCGATGCTGATGATTTGATTAGGGAACAGCTCCTGAGCGATAAGGGTGGCGTCGACAACTGATGGGGCGATGATGCCTATGCGGATTGGCGGTTTGTCTTGACGCCGAGCTGTGACGGTGAAGGGAAGCATCGGGGGCTGCTTGCGGCGTGTTCCGAACATCACTGAGCCTCCTGCTGCAGAGGCAGGTTGGCGGCCTGGATGCGGTTGTGCAGACGACGCGCTTCACGCACGGTGGCCTCGCAGACGTACCAGGATTTGTTGTGAAAACGTATTTCGTACTCGGCCCATCTCTCGGGTTTTGCGGCCCAGTCGATGGCGTGCTGATCAGTGGCGGGCTCGCAGTGGTGCGCGTCGCGGTAGAGCTTGCGGAGCTGGTGGATGGCTGTTTCGGGTTTGATCGTCATGGCTGATGCCAGGGTGCTCCCGGACGCTACGGGCATTGGCGCGCACAAGCGAGGCTGGTGTAACGCATCGTTACAGTCCCAGGATGCAGCGGGCTTCAGCGGTTGAGCGCGCGACGCCAGCAAGGCCGCCGGCCTGTGTGACCATGGTGAGGAAAGCGCGCTGCTCGGCGGTGAGGCGGCCCTGGTCCTTGACTTCGATGGCGACGAACTGCGCGAAGCGATGGCCGAGGTCGATTTCGGTGATGACACGAGTTCGCAGACCGATGAGGTCTGAGCTGCCTGGGCAGAGGCCGTAGCGCACCAGGCGGCCGGATGCGTCCTTGAGCGCGCCGGTGTTGTTGCGCCAGAGGCGCGAGGGGCCAGAACCGAACTTGAGGCGGATGGCGTTCTGGACCGCCAGCTCATCTGAACGCCCTGCCATTCCGTGCCCTCAAGATGTGATCGGTCCAGCCGCGAGAGTAGTTACGCTCCAAGCGGATGGCTTCGAGCTCTTCGCGTGTGCGTGCCTGGCCCACCTCGACGCGGCGACGGCGTGCGATCACGGAAGCTGGCAGCTCCTGCAGGTCACCATCGACGACGGTGAGCTCACGGCGCTGGACGGTCGGGAACTTGAAGCCGCAATCGATGCAGATAGCGACGGAGGAGAGCATGGCGGCGAAGCACTGCGGGCAGACTTTCACCGGCAAGGCATTGGATGCTGAGCGCTTGCCGCGCTTGGTGCGTCCCTCAAGGCTCCAGTCGCGGGGATCGGTGGGGCGGCCGTGGCGGAGCGTGTTGCCGACGTGGTCGTTAACGATCGCGTGGGTTTTGCCTGGACAGGGCCTGAGCACGCGGCCGACCTGCTGCAGATGCAGGCCCAGGCTGTCGGTGGGTCGCAGCAGGATTGCGCCGGTGACGGATGGAATGTCGGTGCCTTCGGAAACGATGTCGCAGGAGGTGAGCACCTTGAGCACACCGGCGCTAAGGTCGTTGATGAGGCGGCGGCGTTGGTTGCGATCCATTGAGCCATCGAGCATGGCGGCGGCGATACCCTGGGTGCGGAAGGTTTCGGCCATTGCGTCGGCGTGCGCGACGGAAACGCAGAAGGCGATAGCGGTGCCGTTGTGGTGCGGCTTAATCGAGCGGCGATAGTGCGTGACGGCATCGCCCATGGCCTGGCCCTGGCGCAGTCGGGCCTCGGCCTCGTCGTGGCCCTTGCGGGTGTCGAAGCGCTTGATGCCCGAGAGGTCGATGCCTGGGGGCGCAAATATGCGAGCCGACACGAGAAAGTCGTTCGCGGTTAGCCAGGCGGCGTCAGGGCCCTCGATCAGTAGCTCGAACTGATCGCCAAGGCCGCGGCCGTCCAGGCGCTCGGGCGTTGCGGTGACGCCCAGGACGTGAGCGCGGGGCATGGCGGCCAGCACCCTGGCCCAGGTGCCGGCGACGGCGTGGTGGGCCTCATCGACGATCAGCAGCTGGAAGAAGTCGGCGGGGAGTTGGTGAAGGCGCCGGGCTAGGGTCTGGACGCTGGCCACCTGCACGCCTTGGGAGAGGTCCTGGCGGTAGCCGCTGGCGATGATGCCGTGATTGCAGCCGATGGCATGCAGGGAGCGGCTGGCCTGATCCACGAGTTCTTGGCGGTGGACGAGGATGCAGACGCGGTTGCCGCGGATGGCGGCCTGCTCAGCGATGTAGACGAACGTGTAGGTCTTGCCGCCGCCGGTCGGCAGAACAAACAGCACGCGGCGGTAGCCGGCCATATATGCGCCGCGGATCTCGGCGACGGCATCAGCTTGAAAGGGTCGAAGCGAAACAGCCATGCAGAGGCCTGTATGGGGGTTGACCGTGACAAAACGATCGCAGATTATCCCGCGAAATCAATGCTTTGTAACGTTATGCGACGGTATTCGCAGGGAGGCGCAGTGATGTTCCGGGAGATGTTTAAGGTCGAGCTCGACCCCCGCTATTCACAGGATGCCCTATGCCTGAGCTAATCCATCACGAGGGCCTTAGCAACGAGGCCTACCACGCGCTGAAGGCGGTTAGCCCCAGCCAGATCAAGGTGCTAGGCCGCAGCCCCCTGCACTACTTTGACCAGTTCCTGGCGGAGGACCGCGAAAAGCGTGAGCCGACGCCAGCGATGCTCATCGGCACCGCTTTGCACACAGCGGTGCTAGAGCCAGAGCTGTGGGATAGCAACATTGCAGTGCCGCCTCACAGTTTCGATCGCCGCACCAAGGCTGGCAAGGAGCTGGCAGCCGAGTTTGAGCGCGAGAGCGCCGGCAAGATCGTGCTCACCCTTGACGACGCCGACCAAGTGCGGCGCATGGCCGATGCGGTCCGGTTGCATCCGGCTGCTGGCTTTCTGCTGGAGCTCCCAGGCCGGCGGGAAGCCAGCTACACCTGGAAGGATCCAGCCACGGGCCTGGAATGCAAAACCAGGCCGGACTGGCACAGCGAGGATCGTCGGATCGTTGTCGACGTCAAGACGACGCGTGACGCCAGCCGGGTGGAGTTCGCCAAAAGCATCGCCAACCTGGACTATCACGTGCAGGCGGCCTGGAACCAGGGCGCGCTGGAGGCGCAGCAGTTCCTCACCATTGCAGTGGAGACCACGCGGCCGTTTGCCGTGGCGGTTTACCCCGCGAGCGGCGCGATGATCGCAGCCGGCATGCGGCGCATTGAGGCTGCAATGACGTTGCTGGCCGAGTGCCACGCATCAGGCAAGTGGCCTGGCTATGGCGACCTGGTGGCAGAGCCGATCGAGCTGCCGGGGTGGTGTCGTGATTGACGGGCGGTGGCTCACCATCCGTCAACTGCAGCGCCTTCATCAGCAAGCGTTTGAGGAAGGCGCGCGCACCATTCTGCAGATGCTCCGCACTACCGCGGAGATGCACGACGCGTCCAAGACGCCATGTCCAACCCTCGATGAGATCGCTGATCAAATCGAGGTCATCATGAACGAACGAACCCAATGACTGAATCAACAGCACTCGCAACCACGAGCCAGCAGCAAAGCCCCGGCGCGCTGGCCTTTCTTCACGACGGGGCTGCTTTCGAGCACCTGTGGCGCGTCGCTCAGGCATTCAGCCGCAGCGGGATGGTGCCGGCGCACTTCCAGGGCAAGCCCGAGAGCTGCATGGTGGCGCTGATGTACGCCGAGCAGCTGGGCGAACATCCGATGGTGATGTTCCAGGAAACGGGCGTCATTAACGGCCGGCCCAGCACCAGCGCCAGGTTCGCCATCTCTCGGGCCAACAAGTCCGGCCTGCTTCAAGGCGTTATCAGCTGGACCGAGAAAGGCCAGGGCGAGGCGCTGGAGGTGACGGCGAGCGCGGTGCTGCGCGAGACCGGCGAGGTGATCCAGACGACGGTCAGCATGAAGGAAGCCGCGGCCGACGGCTGGACGCGCAACCCGAAGTACAAGTCGATCCCTGGCCAGATGCTGCGCTGGCGTTCGGCCACTCGGCTGATCAACCTCTACATGCCTGAGGTGCTGTTCGGCTTAGGCGTGAAGGAGGAGATCGAGCAGGTGACGGTGCGCAAAGCCGCGCCTGTGGTCCAAGAGAGTGCATCAGTGGTGGCGGACTTGAACCTCCAGATCGCAGCAGCAAGCCAAACCGGTGCGGTAACAATCTCTGATTCTGGCGAGAAGGTGCCTATTCAAACGGCAGAAATAAATCAGAATCCAATCAATGAGGTAGAGGTCGTCGATGAGGACGATCCGTTTTGAGGAGTGCAGCTTATGGCAAGTGCAGTTCCAGCGTTTTTGACATCTAAAGAGGTGGCAGATCGCTGGCGGTTGAGTGATCAGACGCTGGCGAACTGGAGAAGTGCGGGCAAGGGCCCGCCGTTCATTCGGGTTGGCACCAGAGTCCTTTACCCCGTCGAGGGGATCCACGCATTCGAGAAACTTTCAACATCATGGCTTTCTACGGACAACTCACCGGAAACCTCGGCCGAGACCCTGAGCTGAAGTATCTGGACAGCGGCAAGACCGTCGCCAATTTCACCATTGCGGTGCGGCAAAACAAGAAAGATGCGCCCGCAAGGTGGGTGAAGGTGGCATTGTGGGGCAAGCCTGCAGAGTATGTAGGCAACTACGTGCGCAAGGGCGACAAGGTGGTGTGTTTCGGCCGGGTGGAGCCGCCCGAGCTGTTCACGCGCCGAGATGGCAGCCAGGGGCTCGCCGAGGTGTTCACCGCCGACAACATCGAGAAGTGGAACGATGGCGGCCAGCAGCAGCAAAGCCAGCAAGCTCCTGCCGCTGCCCCACCGGCCCAGCAACAGTGGCAGCCCGACTCATCGCGCGGCACTGTGGCTGCAAGTCAGCAGGACCTGGTGTCGCCGCCTGACGACGACGGCATCCCGTTCTGAGGTGATCGCTCCTGAGTTCCTGGCGCCGACCGGTAAAGTGAACTCCTAACCTCACATCACCGGGTCGGCTTCACCCGTAAGGGCAAGCGCCGCTGCAGTCGCCCTGGGGTGTGGCTGCCGAGATGCGGTATCGGAGGCCCGGCCCTTCTTCCTCAGAAGAGAGCCCCGCCTTTGCAGCTGACTGCAGCTTCTACGAGCCAAGCACCCAATCGATCAGCCGCTCTTGACCAACCTCGGTCCAGTAGGGCTGCTGCCGCCACCAGCTGATCACCTCGTGGTGCGACTTGCGGCGATTGCATGTGAGACATGCGGGCGCCAGATTACCGCGCACGGTCTGGCCGCCTTTCACCTTGGGGACGATGTGATCGAGGCTATCGGCCAGATTGCCGCAATAGGCGCAGCGATGCTCCCAGGCCTCGAAGATGGATTGCCTGAAGCGGGTGCGGACCGTTCGAGCGGGGACAAACTCTGTCCCTTCGATCCGCGCTTGCATTCGCAGGCAGCCGCTCGCCCGATGCTAAGGCGAACGCCATGTAACGAATTGCGACAACCAGGATGACGCACGCCAAGTTCGCCGCGATGATGCGCGCACGAGCCGCGAGGCTCATCACCCCATTGACCCATGAACTTACTCATCCGCACTGCTGCCTGCTTGACGATGGCCATCGGCTTAAGCGGCGTCGCCTGGTGGTGCCTAACCACAACCCTTGACGACATGACGCTGCGTGACTGCAATGCTGGTGTGCGATCCGCTTGCCAGGCGCTGAAGCAATGACTCGACCGAGACGTTGCGTTCGGTATGAGCGCGGCCAGACCGTCTACGTTCGCGGCTGGCACCCATTGCACACCGGTCGAGTCACATCGGTGCTCATGATCCGCGGTTGGCCCTGGTATGAGGTGCTTGCCTCCTCGGATGCCTCGGTGTGGCTGATCCCCCGGCTGCATCTCTCCACCGTGCCCATCCCTTCGATCGACCAGTGCTGCACGCAGTGGACCGGCTCAACCGGCTGTTCTTCGCCACCGGCGATCGATGGCATCTGCAGCATGCCCAGGTTTTGCGAGACTACGTGGCGGAGCTTAAGGCCTGGATCCATCGCCATGAGCACGGTCGTTGATTGCTGGGAGCGCAACGGCGGGACCATCGAGGTGCTGCAGAACGAGCGCGGCGAGGTCTACCACCGAGTCTGCGCCCACGGTTATTGCCGCTATTGCGAGGACCGCTGGCAGGCTGAGAATTACCTGGATTATCTGCTGGCCAGGTGATCGGCTAGGAGCTCGGCCGCTGTTATTGTAGGCACGGCGGGCAAAGGAGCCGTCACCATGACTACGGGCCCGGCGAGTAGAGACGCCCGGCTTTTTGTGGGAATAGCGTGGGAACGACAGTAGCGCGGTAAGCTGCCGGAAGAATGTTCGAGCCCGCTAGGTCTTTGATCTGGCGGGTTTTTTTGTGGTGAGCGCGCTGGGACTCGAACCCAGGACCCCCTGATTAAAAGTCAAACGTTCTAGGATCCTCCCGTCTCCCGGCGCTTGCTTTCGCCTTAATTTCATTGGATTTGGCTTCACGCCTTCTCCCGTGGTATCCCTCCCGATCCCGGCGTTTTGTGGGAAAGGTGTGGGAACGATGAAGCTGACAAAGACGATTGTCGAGGGGGCCGCGCCACGGGCTCAGCGCTACCGGCTCAACGACAGCCTGATACCTGGCTTGTGCCTGCTGGTGCTGCCGTCGGGGGCCCGCACCTATTACCTCCGGTTCCGCCAGCTCGACGGCCGCCAGCTGGAGATGAAGCTGGGGACGCCGGTGGAGCTCACCCCTGACGATGCGCGCCGGCTTGCGCGGGAGGCTTTGTCCCAGGTCCGGGAGGGGCGCCGGCCGACTGAGGAGCGCCGGGCAATGCGTCAGGCCAGCACCCTTGCCGATCTGGCGCGCGAGCACCTGGAGCGGCACGCGGCAAAGAAGCGATCGGGCGCCTGCGACGAGGCGAACTGGCGGGTGCACCTGTTGCCGGCCCTGGGCGCCGCCACGAAGGTCGCGGCCGTGAACCATGAGGATGTGGCGCGATGGCACGCCGGGCATCGGCAGTTGATCACCGCGAACCGAGCGCTGCGGACGCTGAGCGTGGCGATGCGGCTCGCGGAGCAGTGGGGCTGGCGGCCGCACAACAGCAACCCATGCAAGGGCGTAAAGCCGCATCGGGAGTCGGCGCGGCGTCGGTACCTGAGCCAGGACGAGCTCACCCGGCTGCGCGCCGCCCTGGCTCAGTGGGAGGAGGCGGGCCCGCTAGCGGTGCGGTGGCGGTTCGCCAAGCTGGTGCGGCTGCTGCTGCTCACCGGAGCCAGGCTGCGGGAGGTGATGTGCGCGGAGTGGCGGCTGGTCGACTGGGATCGTCGCGTGCTGCTGGTGCCGGCCAAGCGGGGCAAGACGGGGGCGGCTGAGGTGCACCTGAGCGATCGAGCGATTGAAGTGCTGCGCGAGCTTTTGGGCGCGCACGCGGCCCTAGGTGAGCCGTCGCCGTGGATCATCCCGGGCGCCGATCGGAAGAAGGCGCTGGTCGGCTACCGCAAGCTCTGGCTGGCCCTGCTCCAGGAGGCTGGCGTCGATGATCTGCGGGTGCATGATCTTCGGCACAGCTTCGCCAGCTATGCGCTGAGCGGCGGGCAGACGCTGGGCGTGGTGGGCCAGCTGCTGGGGCACCGGAGCACGCAGACGACGAGCCGCTACGCGCACCTGATTACGGAGACAGCGCAGGCGGCGGTGGCGCGGGTGAGCGACGATCTGGGGGTGTAACGGATTGCGACAGATCACCGCCCATCGGCATCAACCGCCCCTACCTTGGGCCCATCGGCAGGCCGAGCGCGCCGCCGATTACCACCCCATCGCCTGGCACTGGCCGGAGGAACCATGTCCATCGCTTGCATTGCCGCCTGGGCCGTCGCCCTGCTCCTGCTCCCCCTGCTGGTCTTGCTCTGGGCCACTGAGAGCAGACAACAACGGGCCCGCCGCTGGCGCCACGACGGCCTCTCCCAGCAGGCCATCGCCGATCGCCTCGGCTGCTCACGCACCACCATCCGCCGCCTGCTGGACCCGGCCTAGGGGTCAGCGCGGCGCATGACCCTGATCGCGTTGGGCGAGCTTCAGCTCCATCAGCTCTTGCAACCTGGCGTCTCAGAGCGCAGCATCTGCTCACGCAAATCGCCCCTGGCTGTGCGTCACGACTACGGCCACAGCTCCCGCGGATCTTTGCCGGTCGCCATCATCCGGCTCAGCCGCTCAGCCCGCTGGCCAACCTGCTTGGCCCACTTCGAGTCGAGCATCATCGACGCGGCCCGCTGGTAGTCGCCGGCCTGGATGGTGGCCAGCGTGTTCTTGAAACCCAGCAGGCCCACCAGGCCGAGGTTGAAGCTCATGTCGAGCAACACGCGCTGACGCACCGCATCCAGCTGGCTAACCCACGGCAGCGCGTTGATCAGCGCACGCTCCTCGCGGGTGATGTCGTTGGCCAGCAAATAAGCGGACTCCTCGGCGGTGATGCCTCGGTCGTCCAGGTTGCGGCCCACCCCGATGGTGAGCTTGCCGGCGGTGCAGCGATAGGGCTTCAAGCGCTCGCCTTCATGGAGGCGGAGCTGCCGCGTCATATCAGCGCGATCAATCATCAGCGGCGGTCCTTGCTCTTGACGCCAAAGATCAGATCCAAAGGGCCACCACCGCCCTTTTGCTTGGGGGAGTACGGGAAGGCGCGGATCGCAGCGGAGAGGATCAACTGCAGCAGGCTGTTTGAGCGCAGCTTGCTCATGCCGACCAGCTCGCTGGCGACGAATAGCGCCAGGCCCAGGTACTCGGTGTGATGGCCTTCCATAATGTCCATTGGGGTGGTCTTTCCAGGTTAGCTGTAGTGCAGGTAAGTGCTGAGGATGTATTTCGGCTCCTTGATTGTGCAGCGGCCGGCGTGCAGCCAGGGCCACAGCGGCGGGAACACCAGCACCGACCCAACGCGCGGCTGAATCTGCTGTCCCCACAGCGGAAACACCGTCTCACCGCTTTCGTCCACGTCGTTGAGGTAGAGCAGCGCCGACAGGAACCGCCGGGCGCTGGCGTGATCGCCGACATCGACGTGATCCGGGAACTCGTCGCCGGAGCTGGGCCGGTAATGCTTCATCCGCAACTCCTCGAACGCCAACTCCTCGGGCCACTGCATCGGCTTGATGTCGAGGTCGCGGCTGTAGGCCTCGAACACCGGCAGGATGGCGTTAAAGGCGAGATCGTGCCCCTCGGGCCAGCACTGCGTCAGGTTCAGCTCGGTAAAACGCGGCGCGGTGCCCTCGCCCTGATGGATAATTTGATCGGAGGCCCTGGCCTCGAAGCCATCGATGAGCTCCTGGCATGACGAAGGCGGCAGTCGATCGGGATAAACCATCACGAGATCAGCCAGACGCATGGGCGGAGTTCTCAGGGTTAAGCCACTATGGCCCAACCGCTGCCGGGCCCTTCGACCATCCACCGGGGGCCGAGGTTCTTCTTGCTGTACTGGAGCCGGGCGCCCCAGTTGTTGACGTAGCAACCGCTTACCAAATCCAGATCGCCAAACGGATCGTGCACTGTGATGGCGTCGTCGCTGTAGCCGATCGCGCAGATCCAGTGACCGCCGCCTGTGGGTGCAGTGACGGGCCCGTGATGCAAGATGCCGATCGGCACGGGCGCGCCCTTGTCGATCTGCGCCTTGATCGTGCCCCAGCTGGCGTTGTGCACCATCTGCGCCTCGACGCCATAAAACTTCAACGCCATGATCTGACTCGTAGCATCAATGGTGTCGCCGTAGCGCAGCACGCGGCCCAGGTAGGCGTCATCGCCATTAACGCCCTGGAGCGTGCCTGGCTTAAGGGTTTCCAGCAGCATCGCGCAAGAGCTGCTGAAGCACATGCGAAGCGCATGTTCCGTGGCGCTGTCGCGCTGGCTAAAGTAGCGCACCTGCAGCGGGTTGGTCTTGGTGCGAGGCTGCTCCTGCTTGCCGGATGCTCGCCAGGTCTGGAAGTGAGTCGCGTCGCGCTTCTTAAAGCTGGCCGGCACCGCCTCCCAAAACTGCAGCACAGCAGCGCGCTGATGTGGAAGCCCTTTCCAGTGCTCCAGGTAAGGGATCGGATCAAGGATCAGATCGTTGGTCATTTTGGTAGCGCCTCCACTGAAGGTTCTGACCCAAAATGCAGACGTGGGCTGGCTGCGCTCACTACAAACGGCACCACCAGGCTCAGGATCACCGCAAGAATCACGCCCTGCGCGACGCGCTTTTCAACTTCAGTCAACCGGCGGAAGGCGTCAGCGATGTCTGTGTGCTTTTGAGCCAGGCTCTGGTGCACGGCGTCGAGCTTGCCCTCCATGACGCCGAGCTTGTGCAAGATGTCTCCGTGCGTGACCTCGTGTTCGGGCATAACGACGCCTGTTGATGGGTTAAGTCTATGCAGCTCGCCATCAACGGGCTGAGTTAGCCTGCAAATGCAAGAGCTTCATCGGTCCTTCGGGAGTGTCGATCTGGACGGCGTAACCGCCGGCGCCTGTGTAGCCGAGGTTCTTAGCGTAACTGGCGCCGTTGATCAGGGTGATAGATGAACCGCTCGGCGTGCCGAAGTCAATGCCGGCGTGGAAGCTGCGGCCGAAGAGATCGCGCGGGCCATAGCTGCTGGTGACGCCGTAGGAACTGGGAGCCCTTCCGTTAATCCGCAGGTAACGGTCAGCGTCTGCGGCGGTGATCCGACGGCCATCGGCCCACCCCGCGTGAAGGTGCGGGCCCGTCGAGTCGCCGCTGCTGCCGGTGCGCGCGATCACGCCCTGCGTACCGCCTCCGCTGTTGCGGCCCTTGCTATCGCGGCCGGTACTCCAGTCGGTGCTCTCTTGGCCCTGCGTGCCGCATTCAAGCGTGCTGACATAGCCGCCGCCGCTCAGGTCATGCGTGACGCTCTTTACGTTCCAGGTGCCGTCGACGTATTCGCGGAAGCCCTGCAGCGTCACCAGGCCCTCGGCGTTCACGTCCGGCCGGCCTGGCATCTGCAGGCTGATGCGCACCTCGCCCGCGCGCAGCGACTGCAGACGGCTGTCAGCGGCCTTCTGCGCTTCAGCCTCGGTCTTGAAGAGCTGCTTCTCCTCAAAGGCGGGCAGTGAGCCGCCGCTTTCACCGGCGGTGTAGACCTTCTCCTTGTTAATGCTGCGATCGAGCCACTTGGCCTTCACCGCGCCATAGGCGCCGCGGTTCTTCAACGTGGCGCTCCAGCTCGTCACCTCTTCCTGCTTGATGGTGACGTTGCCGGCGTTGTCCTTGTCGCCCCGGGGCACGACCACCAGACGCCCGTCAGATGGCTTGATGGTTGCGCGGTACTTCTCGGCCAGGCGGGTGAGAAATGACTGGTCGCTCTCGTTGGTCTGGTCCTCGTGCTTGATCTGAATGCTGGCCAGCTGGCCTTTGATGACGGCGGTAAGGTTGTTGCGCTGGGCGATCTCCTGCACCACCTCGCCAAGGGTCTTGTCATGCCAACTCTTGGTCTT